CTTGAAAAATTCCCCGGTGGATATTTTTGGGGTTGAATTTGGGTTCCCGAATGGGTTGAATGAGGGTGACTAGAGATCAAAGTGTCTTTTGAGTCTTGGATCTCGTCTACTCCTTTCTGACTTTGATTACATTTGAGCCATTTTCGGGGCAATGTGCTCAAAAATTAAGCATAAACTCTAGTCATTCTCATTCAATCTATTTTGAATCTATGTGATAGTAGTTCTAAATCTATATTTTATAGCTTAAAACTCTATAAAAACCGTCCGAAACCCACTTTATGGAGGTGATGTATGTCTCGACGGTCTATACCCGCTGATTCTCCAGAAGCTAGAGAGAATCAATTAATAGCTGCAGCTGTTAATTTAGCGGAAAAACAACTATTAGATGGTACTGCATCGCCATCCGTTATAACTCATTACTTACGTTTAGCCTCTACTCGCGAAACTTTGGAAAGAGAAAAGCTTAGGCGAGAGAATGAGGTACTAAAAGCAAAAGCTCAAGCTCTTGAATCTAGTAGAGCAACTGAAGAACTATATTCTCAAGCTATAGAAGCTATGAGAAGTTATAGTGGACTTGCTAGAAATGACGAAGAGATAGATTTCTATGAGGAATAGAAGTTACTCAGAGCTTAGATCTCTTACCACCATAAAAGATCGATACGATTATTTGAAGTTGTTCGGAGAAGTTGGATGCGAAACTTTTGGTTCCAATCGATTTCTAAATCAAAATTTCTATAGATCACGACAGTGGAAAGACGCAAGAACTAAAGTGATACTTAGGGATAATGCTTGTGATTTAGGAATAGATGGATTTGAATTAAATGATCGGATAATAATACACCACATAAATCCTATAACAATAGAAGATGTTAGAGATGAGAATTGGGATAAATTATTAGATCCCGAGAATCTAATAACAACTTCCTACAACACTCATCAAGCAATACATTTCGGAAATGAAAGAATGTTACCTAAGATTCCTATAGAACGTAGACCTGGCGATACTTGTCCGTGGAGGTGAAATGATAAACTGATAGGAGCGTGTTATGGACAATAGTATATTGAATTCTATTAAAAATAATGCTGGAGTTAATTCTGATGACTCTGTATTTGATGGTGAGATAATTTTACATACAAATTCAGCATTTATGAAACTTCGGCAATTGGGTGTTGGTCCAGAGACGCCGTTCAGTATAGAAGATGATGGTCCTGAGTGGACAGATTTTACAGAAGATGAAGCAATATTGCCAATGGTCAAATCTTATGTAACATTATACGTAAGGCTTCTATTTGATCCTCCTACTTCATCAGCTCTTGAGACAGCCATGAAAGAACAACTATCAGAATATGAGTGGCGTTTGAATGTTGAAGCCGATACGTATAAAGTGGAGGAGGATGAAAAGTATGCGAGTTATTTCAGTGATTCGAACAAATAATGAACATGGATACTCAGACGAGTTATACCATCATGGTGTAAAAGGTCAAAAATGGGGTTTTCGTCAGTATCAAGATTCTGGAGGATCACTTACTCCATTAGGCAGAATTCATTATGGTGTTGGTGAGGCTAGAAAAGGTCTGTCTAAAGCAGCTTCTTCAGCTAAATCAGGAGCATCTAAAGTTGGAGATTCAATTCGAAAGAAAGTGAAACCAACTGATGAGGAATTGAGCAATAGATACGACGAGGCTCTTAAAAAGCAAGCTCGTAGAAAATTAAAAGAAGATATACGAGATGCTGAGGGTAAAACAAAGCATAAGAAACTTAAAGATATGACAGATGATGAAGTCTTGGATTACATGCGTCGTCTTCAAAATGAGCGTTCTATTCGCCAGATGGAAAAAGAAGCAAATCAAGGTGCTATTTCTAGGATATTCGAGGATTACGCAAAACAGGGTATTACTCGTGCTACGAATAATGTTATAGATAAAGCTGTCGAAAATTTATTTAAAGAGAAAGAAAAAGTTAAGTATGCTGATGTTCTAAAAGAAACAGAAGCTAAACTTAAATTAGATGTGCTAGATGGGGATAAAGAAGCCGCAAAACGTTTGTCTGATTTGAGAGACGCGACTAATACTAAAGGCAAAGGCAAAGATAACAATTCAAACAATTCAAACAATTCAAACAATTCAAATAATTCAAATCAAGAACCAAGAGCAGAAGGTCCATCTAGTAGTAGGGTCTATGAATGGGATCCTAATGATCAAAGACAGCGAACTAGAGCAGCTAGAAATACTATAAGAGATATGAATAGAAATAGGTAATTACAGTATGCTATCAAATACAGCAACTCCAAAATACTATGGTAAATTTAGAGATGCTGTTTTAAGAGGGGATATACCTGTAAACGAGGAAATTTCTATGGAGATGAATCGAATAGATGCTCTAATAGAAAATCCTGGCGTTTATTACGATCCTGACGCAGTTGAAGGATTTATAAAATTTTGTGAAAACGAAATGACATTGACTGATGGATCTGATTTAAATCTTCTCGATACATTTAAATTATGGGCAGAGCAAATATTTGGTTGGTGGTATTTTATAGAACGCCCCATTTGGCAACCAAATCAAAATGGGAAGGGCGGACGATATGTAAAGAAGGTCATTAAGAAACGATTAATAAACAAACAGTTTTTGATCGTTTCACGAGGTGCTGCAAAATCAATGTATTCGGCTTGTCTTCAAAGCTTTTTTCTAAATGTTGACACTGATACAACACATCAAATAACTACAGCACCGACTATGAAAATGGCTGACGAAGTTTTATCCCCTATACGAACAGCAGTAACAAGAGCTAGAGGTCCTTTATTTAAGTTTTTAACTGATGGATCTCTTCAAAATACAACAGGTAATCGTGCGCTTAGACAGAAATTAGCATCAACTAAAAAGGGAATAGAAAATTTCTTAACCGGTTCTCTTCTTGAGATTAGGCCAATGAGCATCAATAAATTGCAAGGCTTAAGAACCAAGGTAAGCACTGTAGACGAATGGTTATCCGGTGATTTGAGAGAAGATCCAATTGGTGCTATAGAACAAGGTGCTAGTAAGCTAGACGACTATTTAATTGTAGCTACTAGTTCGGAAGGAACTGTTCGAAATGGCGCTGGCGATACCATTAAAATGGAATTAATGAAGATACTAAAAGGAGAATATGAGAATCCTCATGTCTCTATTTGGTATTATAGATTAGATGATGTTTCTGAAGTTAACGACCCATCAATGTGGATCAAGGCTCAGCCAAATATCGGAATAACAGTTACATACGAAACGTATCAATTGGATGTAGAACGAGCTGAAAAGAATCCAGCTAGTAGAAACGACATATTAGCTAAACGTTTCGGAATACCGAGTGAGGGATACACATATTTCTTTAGGTACGAGGAAACTCAAGTTCATGATCATAGAGATTTTTGGGGTCTTCCTTGTGCTATGGGTGCAGACCTTTCTCAAGGTGATGACTTCTGCGCATTTACATTTTTATTTCCTTTAGGTGACGGTAGTTTTGGAGTAAAAACTAGGTGTTATGTTACGACTAGAACTATGATGAGATTGCCATCCGCTATGAATTTAAAATATAATGAATTCATAGAAGAAGGGACTTTAGTAGTCATGGATGGAACCGTCTTAAATATGATGCGCGTATATGAAGATCTGGACGAGCATATTTTAAAATGCAACTATGACGTTAGAGCCTTCGGGTACGATCCATACAATGCTAAAGAGTTTGTAGAAAGATGGGCTCAAGAAAATAGTCCATATGGAATAGAAAAAGTAATACAAGGGGTTAAAACAGAATCAGTACCTCTTGGAGAATTGAAAAAATTAGCAGAAGATAGAGTACTTTTGTTCGATGAACAAATGATGTCATTCACTATGGGAAACGCCATCGTTTTGCAAAATACTAATGGTGGACGCAAACTACTAAAAACTCGATATGACGAAAAGATAGACTCTGTCTCCGCATTAATAGATGCTTATGTAGCTTATAAAGTATACATAGATATGTTCGAATAAGGAGGTACTGATATGCCACAATATAATTATAAGAGGATAACCGACGATGATCTAAGACGAGCCGGAGAAGAAGTCCAAAAAGGTGTCAAAGCTGTACAGCAGTTTGCTAATGATGCTGATTATGCGAGACGACAATTTAATAACAAAACAAACAAAAAGGTAAACGATATTTCGAAGCAAGTATCCCGAACAGGAAAAGAATGGGAAAAGAACGCTAGAGATAACGTTAAAACTAGCAACGTTCCTTCCACTCGTCCGGATTATTCTGGAATGTCTGCAAACGGATCAAGTGGAAAAGAATGGGATAATCATAAGTATATTGATAAGGTAAAAACCAAGTCTGGAAAGATTCGATATATTTATGAAGATGTCGATACAGCTAGTGGTAGACATAAGAATGTATCTGGGCAATTTAAAGACAAAAAGCAAGCTAACTTAAAAGCTGCAGCTGATGCTCAGGAACGTAGACAAAAGCAAGAATACTACGATAAGCATCCTGTTGAAAAGACAATGAAGGTTGCTAAGGATACCGTAGATAATATTGCTAAATCTGGACGAGATTTTATTGACAATACGGTCAAGGCATTCATGGATACTCCAGTTGCTCAGCTATTTAAAAGGTAAAAATATTTTACTTCTTTCTAAATCAAAATGAGGAGGTGAAATATGAAAATCAGAGATCGTTTATCGCATGCTTGGAATGCTTTTACATCTGACGAAAAGAAAAAGTCGAGCATATATGCTATTAATGCTACTCAAGGAATGACCTCTTCGTATAGATTGGACAGAACTCCTTTACGTTTAGGAACTGAGCGATCTATCATAGCTTCTATATACAATAGGATTGCCATAGACGTTGCTGCTATTGAAATAAGGCATGCACGAGTAGATCAAAATAATCGTTTCCAAGAAGAGATTCCATCGAGTTTGAATGAATGCTTATCTATAGCTCCAAATAAGGATCAAACAATAAGATCATTTATTATGGATGTCGTATTATCTATGTTTGATGAGGGATATGTTGCCATAGCTCCGATAGATACAGATATAGATATAACGATGACAAACTCATACGATATACGTTCCATGAGAGTTGGCAAAATAGTCCAATGGATGCCTGACTACGTTCGATTGGATATTTATAACGATAAAAAGGGCATTCGAGAAGAGCTTGTGTTTCCAAAAGACAAAGTTTGTATCATTGAAAACCCTCTCTATCAAGTTATGAATGAACCAAATTCAACACTTCAGCGATTGCGTCATAAATTAGCTCTTTTAGATGCGACCGATGATAAACAAAATTCAGATAAATTAAATATGATAATTCAGCTTCCATATAGCATTCGATCTGAAGCTAGACTGGCACAAGCTGAAAAGCGTCGAAAAGAAGTTGAAGTTCAATTGACCGAATCAAAATATGGTGTAGCCTATGTTGATGGTACTGAGAAAATTATACAACTAGGTCATCCTATAGAAAATCGTTTGGTTGAACAGATTGAATATTTTACAAATCAATTGTATGCTCAATTAGGATTGACAGCTCAAGTATTTGATGGTACTGCCGATCCTCAAGTGATGTTGAATTACAATAATAGAACTATCGAACCAATAGTTTCAGCTATTGTTGATGAAATGCACAGAAAGTTTCTAACTAAAACGGCTAGGACACAAGGACAAGCAATCGTGTTCTTTAGAGCCCCATTTAGTCTTGTTACGGTTGATAATTTAGCAGAGATGGCTGAACGATTCACCAGGAACGAGATTCTAAACAGTAATGAGGTTCGAGCTCTTCTTGGTTATAAGCCGGTAGATAGTGTGCGTGCAGAAGAACTACTTAATAAGAATATTAATCCGGTTATGAATGATCCATCAATGGTTAATCCAGATGCTATGCAACCTGGCGTACCTATTGACTCAGGCGATCAAAATGAGGAGGAAACGGCTCCTTCCATACCAAACGATGAAGAGATAACTGACTTCAGTGCTATGGATGAAGCTGATCTAAGATCGTATCTCAAGAAGCTAGAGTCTTACCAGCTTGAATTAGACGAACTAGACAAGCAGGTGGATGAATCATGACAAAATTTATATATAGAGTGAATAGCGATTCGTTATCTCATGCTCAAGATGCTGCTACACAGAGAAGAAACTACGATTCTCAAAAACGAAGAGAGCGGTATCTTAGGG